TTTGTTGCGTATTTGGGCTGTTTTGTTCCGCTTTCTGGTCGTTCTGTTCCGATTCTTGCTGGTTCTGGTTTACAGAATCGCGGGTTTCAATCCCCTTTACCCATTTCGGATCATTCGGGTCGCTAATCCCTGCAACAAATTCTCCGCGAGAGGCAGCAAGCAACTTATCGGCGTCAGGCTGGCTGATATTGGCTGCCTGCATAATTTTGTTTACTTCGTCAGCGGTAACTTTTACCGGCTCTGGTTGTGCGGTCGTGTCAGATGCACCAGTATTTTGTTGTGAACCTGAGTACGTGCCGTTTTTACGTGCGAAGTATTCCTCTTTTGTGATTTCCGTAGCTCCCAAGGCTAGTGCTTTTTCCAGACCAGAAAGTTTGTTTGCGCGACCGTATTTTTCGCCATCCTTGTCGGTGAAGAGGAAGTAGAACGGCCCCTCACGCTCTACAGATGGTTCGACTTCCACTTTGCATTCGGTTTTTTCGTTGCCCGGAATTGCCGTTTCCACTGCATCAGTTTCTGGTACTGGCGACGAGAGAGTATCAGTTGCGCTCTGATTTCTTCCTTCATCTTCAAACACGCCCTTTGTAGTCAGGTATTCAGTAATGTATTTGTTCAGTGCCACAGGGTCTTTGTGAATGTCGATCGGACGTTCACGGACAAGGCCAAAAATAGTCTGGCGGTCGTAGCGAAGGGCATCAGGCTGTTTGCGCATTGATGCCGAGATACGCTTCCAGTCTTCGCGGTCGTTGTCGATAACTTCATTTTTTGCCCAGCGATGGATGCTGCCGTCAATGTTTCCGGCATCCACATCACCAGGCCAGAGAGCGTAGGCCAGTTCGTCATCCAGTGTTTTCCATGTCTGCTTGTATTCGCGATGAATGGCAGCAATGACCGGGCTGATTTTTCCTGTTGAATTTTCACTGTGCTGTTGATTGGTTCTGGCGCGGGCGAGATCAACAACAGACGTGTATTTTCCGGTTTCCTTGCGTTCACCTTCGCGACGTTTTTTCCAGATGCGCATCTCTGCCTGAATTTCGGGCCATTTGGCACCAGGCTTACATTTATGCTTAACCCACCCGATGGCATGCAGCTTAAGCTCCGGATACATGGCGTTAACTTCTGGCATTTTCATCAACGCTTCAACGATATGTCCGTCGAATGTTGCCATGTCTTCCTGCAACAATTCCTGTGCGCTAATAACCATATCAACGGTGATGTTTTCACATGTGTCGAACTTAACCATGACAGCGTTCTGTACTTCAGGGGCCAGCTTGTCAAAAGTGACGTTCATCGGATCGGATTCAGTCTCAACCGGGACAAAGGAAGCAGACTCCTCATCCCAGCGGTTTTCCTGCATATATTCAGCATCCCAGGAATCGAGGGCAGGGCGGGGTATACCGGGTTTATCCTCGCAGACAAGAAATTTATAAGCGCAGTCCTGAGCAGCCGGATAATGTTCCAGGAATTGCCAGTGAAATTTTGCGCGGGCGCGACGTTCATCACCGGCTTCAATGGCAGTGGCTACAGCGACGGCACCTTCTTCCTTTATTGCCTGTTCGTCCGGAATGGCGGCGCAAATAAAGACTTTACTCATTTTGTTTTACCTCATTACAGATTTAAGGGTGAACAAATCCCTGCCATTGCTGGCATATAAGAATGAAACCGGATATTTATTACGGAACTGTTTTAAAGACCTGCCGGGATTTCGTTATTATCCTGGTGAATAACTTTATCGACCGGGTAACAGTTACCGGGAATTTTCTGTTCGGTTGCTGCAGTCACACACTCCTGCATTGTCCTGTGAACACTGACTGCAATATCAACTGGCTCTCCGGAAACAAGAAAAACTGTCAGAACAAGTGCAAATGCTGTATTCATTGCCAGCATCCTTTTTGTATCGGACGTAAACGGGCCAGCATTGAAAGAATGCATATTTTATTTAATAGCTCCCGTTCGTGTTTTCTCTTGTTAATGGCATCTTCAGTAAATACAGGGTTACTGATAGTGACACCAATTTCAAAACAACCTTCAGACGTATTAACGTTTGGTAATAACGTTTCCATTATCGCGTCCTCAACAATGAATTTTGTGATGCGGTGCCTGGTGCCTCCAGGTGACGTTAACCAGTTAACAATTAACGCCGGATACAGAGAATCCACCCATAACACTGTTTTTGGTTTTAACTGTTCCGCGTGCGCTCAGCCGCATTCACCACATCACAAAATTCACTTTAAAAAGGGCGGCAGAGCAGTCACGGAGTAAAACTGATACCGCCAAACGTCACCAGAAAATTGATAACAGAGGGCGTTGCAGCGGGGTTGTCACTTAAGCGTATGGTCAACCTGACAACCCGGTGTCCTCAACGGGGGAAGGAATAACCCCGCCATACTTACCGCCGCACCATTTCGCGGATTGCCACAACCGGAAGCGCACGGTCGAACTAAATTTAACGACACCGTACAGAGAGACCAATTTCGCCGTGCGCTTTCGCGTTATGCCCTGACTTTTCAGGGACATATCCTTTCAGTAAACTGTCAGTGCCGGATGTTCCCCCGTGTCCGGCGCACGCACTCCACCTGACCCGTGGAGAACTCCTTAATTACCAACCCTCAGGAGGGTGAAATGGATAAAAAGCAAATTGAGGCCCTGCAATCTATTATTGAAAAACAAGATGAAGCTATCAGGATTCTTTCATATCGCACTGATATGATACTAAATATGCTTTCTTCATTAACGGCTGCGCTTGGTGGTACAAAAACAAACGTATACCGCGAAGTTGTTATTCAACAGATAGATAAATTTGAAAAAACCATACTAGGTATTAATGCTCATCTTGCAGAACAAGAGAAAGACCATGCTCTTATGGCAATTTCTTCAGTAGCTCTCCCGAAAGTTGAGTAGTTTTAATTGTTGTTTTGAAATAATCACTGCTTTCACATTTGAGTGATTTCATGGCAATCCAAATGCGGGCCTCTGTGCCTGCATTTGGTTCCAGTTGCTGTAGACGTTTTGCGTCTTCCAAAAGTAAGGCGATAATGTGTTTCAGCTTCTCATCATTTGCTTGATTCTTGTTTTCAGGCGAATTCTGTCCGCCGAATAGGCGCTTCTCTTCATACAGACCTATAAAGGCACGACGCACGTTACCGGATATAGTATCGATGGTTTCTTTTTCTACGGTACTCAGGTCAAGAGTCGCCAGTTGAGAGCGAACCACATTCGATGCCATTTCCTGGAATGGTACTGGTAAATCTTTAAATTCCATCGTCAACCTCATCAGTCAGTGTTTCTGGTTAACCAGCGACGCGCGCCAGCTTCAGTTTTAAACGTTTTGCTTCTGGTATACGTCATCGCGGTAAACGTGCCGTCCTGGTTGGGGAACACGCCACATACCAGAGATTCGTTGTTGCCAAGATTGAGCATATCCATGTTGACCTCATTTCCCCTTAACGCCGGGGTAGCGGAACAAAAACCTGCTGCATAGTTATTAAAGTTGAACCCTGCCGTCATGTTCTTACGCCTCGGGCTGGCTACTTAACCCCTGACCACTGCCTGGTAACTCGAAGTATTGCCCTGCATTCTGTGGGGCGGGGTGGGTTGGTATGTTGTTAAGGTAACAAGAGTTACCTTTCGAGTCAATACAATGTTGCAAAAGGTACATTTGAGGGCATAAAAAACCCGCAATGAATGCGGGTTCTGACTCAGTCTAAGTATTGATGTATTTGTGAAACTTTACCTTTAATGGTGTAACCACCATTCAGTTCGATGGGTTTGTAAAGCGGATTCAGTGACAACAGATAGATGTTTGGTCCGTCAATCGCAACTTTTTTTAGTGTTACGTTTGGCGTTCCTTCCAATTGGATTAAGATTATTTTTCCCACCAGTTCTCTAATGTTACTTGAGCATGGTGTGATCAGCACGGTAGATCCGTCGGGGATGGTTGGGAGGCCGTTAGAGTTTGTCATCGCATCTCCCTCAACATGCAATAAAAAAGAGTTTTCAGCGGTTTTTGTCATGACATCAACCCAATTCTTAATACCAGGAATCTCGGTTACTGGACAACTCATATCCCAATAACCAGCCTGTTCCCACGTTAAAACGGGCAACCGGGCGATGTTGTCACTAATGTAAGGGTACTGATTCAGACGCAGATCATCGGCTTTATCGTGACCGTCCTTTCCATAAAGAATCCATTCAGGAGATTTGGAAAGCAATTTTGACAGTAGATACAAATTCTCACCGTCAGGTTTTGAAGAGCCATTTTCCCATTTTGTTACGGATACACGAGATATGCCGATTGCTTTCGCAACCTGCTGTTGGGTTAATCCAACGTCTTTTCGACGATTCCGAATACGTTCGCTGATAGTGTTTTTCATGTAACCAATGTTACTACCAAGTGATGTTGCTATGGTTGACATTGTTATGTAACTATTGTTACCCTTCTGCTCGAAATAACAGGAGAGTTTTATGTTCAAAGATGATGTTCTGCGCTATTTCAAAAAAAAGCGACTAGTAGCTGAGGCTCTTGGAATTTCACATGTGGCTGTTGTGCGGTGGAAAGCCGTTATTCCCAAACTTCGCGCAATGGAACTGGATGAAATTACTAACAGTGAATTGAAATACAACCCAGAACTTTACAAGAAGCAGGATAGCACCTCAAACGAAGGAAAGAATGATTCATGAAAATCAAGCATGAACACATCCGCATGGCGATGAATGTCTGGGCGCATCCGGACGGCGAAAAAGTACCGGCTGCGAAAATTACCAAAGCGTATTTCGAGCTGGGAATGACGTTCCCGGAACTGTATGACGACAGCCATCCGGAAGCCCTGGCCCGTAATACCCAGAAAATTTTCCGTTGGCTGGATAAAGACACCCCTGATGCTGTTGAAAAAATGCAGGCTCTGTTACCGGCGATCGAAAAGGCGATGCCGCCTTTGCTGGTGGCCCGTATGCGTAGCCACAGTTCTGAATATTACCGTGATATCGTCGAACGGAGGGATCGGCTGGGGAAGGATGTCGATGATTTTGTTGCGTCAGCGGTTGTTTTGTATGACCAGATGAATCGCGGCGGCCCGGCAGGGAATGCTGTGGTGATGCACTAAAAGCACGGTGTTCGGGGGTTTTATGAGCAGCAAGCTTCATGGTCTTGTCTGGGAAGGGTGCGCCTTCACCGGCATGATCTTATCCAGGGTGGCGGTTATGGCCCGTCTTGCAGACTACAGCAATGACGAGGGCGTGTCATGGCCTGCCATTGAAACTATCCGGCGTCAGATCGGTGCAAGAAGTGAATCCACAGTGAAATCGGCTATTGCAGAACTGGCGAAAGAGGGCTGGCTGACGAAGGAAGAGCGTAAGGTCGGTGGGCGTAATGTAAGCAATATCTATCGGCTTAATGTGGAAAAACTCGAAGCAGCTGCGGCGGCGGCGCGTGAGTCATATAAACCGAAAAGAAAAATTAGCCCGGCAAAAAATGACCCGTTAACAGTTGACCCGTCAAATATTGACCCCTCAACGGTTGACCCGTCAAATTTTGATGGATCAACTGTTGATAAAAAACTGCCGATTAGGGGGCCGATGATTGACCCCGATCCGTCAGTATTAAAACCTGATCCGTCAGATAAAAGATCTTCTTGTCCGGACGCTTCGCAACCGGACCCGCAGACGGCTGAACAGGATTTTTTAACCCGACACCCTGACGCGGTTGTGTTCAGTGCGAAAAAACGCCAGTGGGGAAGTCAGGAAGATTTGGTGTGCGCACAGTGGATCTGGGGACGAATCGTGAGTCTTTACGAGCAGGCGGCCAGCTATGATGGCGAGATCACTAGACCGAAAGAACCCAACTGGACAGCATGGGCCAATGACGTTCGCACAATGCGGATGCTGGATGGCAGAACTCACAGACAAATTTGTGAAATGTTTGGGCGTCTCCAGCGGGATTCGTTCTGGGTAAAAAACATCATGAGTCCGGCAAAACTCCGGGAAAAATGGGATGAACTGGTTATCCGCCTGGGGCGTTCGCCTGCGCAGCGTTGCGTGAATCACATTTCTGAACCGGACACTGAAATTCCGCCGGGCTTCAGGGGGTAAGTGTTAATTTCTGGTCATGAGGTAATTTTCAGGAGGGCTTGTGGCAAAAGTTTTTACACAAGAAGAGCGGGAAAAAATTAAAGGGCAGGTTGTTGAACTCGTACGCCAGAGTGGGCGCGAGACGTTACGACAACTGGAAACTAAAACTGGGGCAACAAGATATCTGATGAGCGTTCTGGCCAGAGAGCTGGTTGCCAGTGGCGATGTATACAACTCTGGTTACGGGTTATTCCCGTCTGAACAGGCGCGTAAGGACTGGCAAAATGCCCGTAAAAAGCTCTCAAGGGCAAAGCTGAAGAAACCATCTGCGGTTGATCCGGACCTTATCTGGTCATTACCTGACGGAGAAATACGTCGCTACGACAGGCGCCTAAACATAATCTGTCGCGAGTGCCGGAAGAGTGAAGCTATGCAGCGTGTACTGGCGTTTTATCAGGGGAATTTTGAGGAGGTGGTGCGGTGAGTGAATCAAAATGCCAGGTTAATGGCAACAAGATAGAACCATGTGCAGCACTGGCAAAGTCCCTTGAGCGTGATGCTGAATACACGATGCGAAAAGGTCTGCTGATATACAAAATCTGGAATGAGAGTTTAACTCGCGGTCCTGATTTTGTGATGTTGCGTTCCGGTGAATTTTCTAAATTACCAGTTCGGGTTTCATTTTGTCCGTTCTGTGGTGAAAGTCTGAAAACGTGGGAGAACAGAAATGAATGAAATTAAAGAAATACCAGTAGTACGTGATGAATATGGCTACTGGACGCATCCTGAATATGAAAAATTCTGTGACGGTCGGGAATATATTTCAACGGAAGAGTTTAACGCCTGGATGGAGGAAAATAATCTTCAATACGTCCTCTGCTTCAGAGATGAAGGATGTGCTGACCTTGATGCGTGTGATGCTGATATTTCTGCATGGGAACCGGAACGACCAGAGGGCAATGGATGGTTTATTGGTTCAATACATGACACCGAAGATGGCCCGGTTTGTGTATGGCTGAGAAATAAGGCCGAAGCATAAAGGCTATAAACCGACTAACAACTAAATACTGAAGATTTAAATCAGAAACGATTTTTATTAAATCCTTAACCGGAGGGATTCCTGCACCCTCAGAACATCAGGAGGCCGTCCGAAAGGGCGGTAGTGAAATGCGAAAATTCAAAATAATTATTGAAACGGGAATAGCCGGTGGAGATTTCGAGGATGAATTCGAAGTGGATGATGATGCAACACCAGATGAAATACAGGATGAAGCTAAAGATATTTTCTTTAACTACTGCAATTACTCATACCACGAAATAAAAGACGAAGAGGAAGAACAAAATGGCTGATTTTGGTTCAACTAAATATAACGCCAGTTTTGAAGAATGGCATGAACTGTTAATGGATTATGCAGAGTTACGCGGTGGAAGTGCCGCTGATGCTGAAGCATGGCGTGATGATTATGAAGCAGGGAAAACACCGGTCGAAGCATATTGTGATGAGTGGGGCGATGAATGAGCGAGATTAATTATCAGGAAGGGCATGAAAAGGCAGGGCAGGCAAAACCAGTGGCATGGCGATATCGCTACGTGAAAAAAGGCGTTACAGACTTTCAGGGGAAGCAGTGGGTTGGTGACTGGAAATATGTCCCGACAAAAGAGGATTGTAACGACAGACCAAACTATGAAATTCAGGCGTTATTCACGGCCCCGCCAGCTTCGGTGACATCAGAAGGACTGGTTAAAGCTGTGCGCTTTTATGAACAGGTACGGCGTGAGGATCCGCCAGTTGAAACCGGAGCATGGAAAGACGCTATTGACTGGGTACTCAAGGAGGCCTGCCTGGTTGTAAACACGGGCATCAAAGGAGGCTGAATGGGTATTGCCGCAAGTTATACCATGCATCTCTATTGTGATTGCCGCCAGTGTACGGATGGCAAATATCAGTCGCCAGATTTTGGTGAGTATATCGGTACGTCATGGGCTGGCTGTGCAAAAGAGGCACGTAAAGATGGGTGGCGAATAAGTGCCGACAAAACGCGTGCTTTTGCGCCAGGGCATAAAATTTTGAGGAGCAACAAAGGAGAGTGATGTGCCTACATTATTCAGAAAAGAATATCCGCGAAAAAGTAGAGCGACAGAATTTTTGTTTCTCATTCTGTTTATCGTGTTGATGATACCGATATCCCCGTTAATTCTGGTATGGGGAATCGGAAAAATAATTGAGCCAGTTATTGAATTGTATAACGACGTGGTATGGGCTCCGTTCAACACACTGCACAATAAAATTAATCCGTATAAGGAAAACTGATATGGCAACTTTGACAAAAAAAGAACAGGCATGGTTGAACGAATTACAGGACGTTCTTGATCGCTGTCCATCACCGAAAAAAATTGGTTTTTACACCATTGGCGATAAAAGCATTTACCTGTATGACCTGCGCCGCATGGATGAAATCATGGAGGCTCTTGATAATCGTTCGTCAATGGATTGGTGTGTTGCTGTCCATGATATGAATGCAGGGTTTGATGAAAAGATTTTGTTCCCCTCATCAGTTGAAAGCACTGCGGGTTAAGGAGTAACACATGACCACTATTACCAAAGAACGTATTGAATTGTTCATTAAAAACCCGCTTGAAAACGGGCTTACCCGTGGTGAACAAATGGAACTGGCACGGATTGCGCTGGCATCGCTGGAAGCAGAGCCGGTTGTGTTCTGGTTTGAAAAATATCAAGAAGGGGCTACGGCATGACGACTTTTACCAGAGAGCAGTTAATAGCTCACGCAGAGGAGACTATTGAAGCACAGAGACTGTGCATACCGGGCACAATCGACCATGACATCATCCGCACATATAAGATGGATATTGCTGTTCTGGAAATCGCACTGGTATCGCTGGCAGCAGAGCCAGCTGGTAAATTGCATGAATACAAACCAGTGGGATATCAGCGTCTGGTCGATGAGTTAACCATGCTGGTAAAGCAGTTAACCTGGCAACTGAGGAAAGCGAAGCCAGACTGCAAATTACCGGATAAGGCGATGAGTTATCTGGAGCGGAACGGACTGATAAGCGTGGAGGATATTTTACGATGACCTGGCCTGAAGCATTAACAACGGTAGGAATTGCGATGGCGGTGGCGCTGGTGGTGTATTCGATTTGCCGCTGGGGATAAAAACGGTTTGCGGGAAAAGGAGAGTTAAGTAGAATTGCAGCGGGTGCTTGAGGCTATCTGTCTCAGGCATGAACACCAAAAGGCAGATAGAGAAAAGCCCCAGTTAACATTACGCGTCCGGCAAGACGCTTAACATTAATCTGAGGCCATATCTATGCTCTACACACGTAGGTTAGCCTCTTACGTGCCGAAAGGCAAGGAGAAGCAGGCTATGAAGCAGCAAAAGGCGATGCTAATCGCCCTGATCGTCATCTGTTTAACCGTCATTGTGACGGCACTGGTAACGAGGAAAGACCTCTGCGAGGTACGAATCCGAACCGGCCAGACGGAGGTCGCTGTCTTCACAGCTTACGAACCTGAGGAGTAAGAGACC